TGCGATAGGTACTCCGCAAGGACACAATGCCTTTTGGACTTTATACGATCACGCTAATCATCAAGACGATTGGTATGCAGAAACATTTAAAGCAAGTGAGACAGGTATTATTTCCGAGTTGGAACTTAATGAAGCAAAAGCCTTAATGCCTCCTGAAATATACGAGGCAGAATTTGAATGTAGCTTCGACTCCTCCGCCATAGGCTCGATCTATGCAAGAGGACTTAATAAAGCGGATGATGATGGTAGGGTAACAAAAGTACCTTACGATGAAAGTTTAAAAGTTAATACGTTTTGGGATTTAGGAATGGCAGATAAAACCGCTATTTGGTTTGTCCAACAAAAAGGAAGTGCTTTTCATATTATAGATTACTTGGAAGAGAGTGGCGAGAGTTTAGAATACTATGCCTCTGTCTTGCAAGATAAAGGGTATTTGTATGATACGCATTATCTACCCCATGATGCTAATGTTCGAGAAATTGGAACAGGTGTATCAAGGTTAGAGACAGCACAAAGTTTAGGACTTAGAACAGCTATTGTTCCCAAGTTAAGTATTGAAGACGGAATTAATGCAGTACGCATGATTCTTGCTCGTTGTTGGTTTGACCATGAAAAATGTAAAGATGGTTTAGACGCACTTCGTCAGTATAGATGGGCTACAACTGATAAAGGAGAAACAAAAAACAAACCCGTACATGATTGGACATCGCATAGTGCAGATGCCTTTCGGTACTTTGCAGTAGGAAAAAATCAATCAAGTGAGTGGAGTACAGAAATCGAGTACCCACAATTAGGAATTATTTAATGGCAAAATTATCAAAATCAAAATTATTGGCTTTAGTATCACAGGAGGTACAAAACTCTTTAGGGTTTTATTCCAGTGAACTAGCGGAACAACGCAAACAAGCATTAAAGTATTACTTAGGCGAACCTTTAGGTAATGAAACAAAAGGTAGATCAAGTGTTGTAAGCCAAGATTTATTAGAAGTTGTAGAGGCAATCCTCCCGAGCCTTATGCGTATGTTTACACAACAAGATAAAGTAGTAAACTTTGAACCAAACCAACCAGAAGATGTGCCATACGCAGAACAAATTTCTGATTACTGCAACCATATCTTTACCAAAGATAATAATGGTTTTTCTATTTTGCACTCCATGTTTAAAACTGCTCTTCTTCAAAAGAATGGTTTTTGTAAAATTTATTGGAAGACCTCTAAAGAACAAAAAAAAGAGTCTTATCAAAATTTAACTGAAGCTGAATATCAAGCACTTCAAATAGATAGTGAAGTAGAAATTATCGGTGTTGATAGTAAAGAAGAGGTAATCATGGGGATGCCTCAAACCTTATATGATGTAGAAATTAAACGAGTAGAAGATTACTCAAGAGTACAAATAGACCCCGTACCACCAGAAGAAATATTAGTTAGTAAAAGAGCTACCTCATTACAAGATTGTGACTTTATTGCACAGCGAGTAATGAAAACTGTGTCCGAGTTAATCGACATGGGCTACGATAAAAAATTAGTAGAAAATTTGCCAACTACCGAAGAACAAATATTTAACACGGAGTCTATTGTTAGACGAAGTTATGATGATGATACCACAGCTTTAGATGCAAGCATGGTTGACCCTGCACTTCGTGTAGTACAAATTACCGAGTGCTACATGAAAGTTGACATGGATGGCGATGGGATTGCGGAGCTTAGAAAAATTACTGTAGGTGGTAGTGGGTATAACAATTACACTATTTTAGAAAACGAGGAAATACCTCTTATTCCTTTTGCGATGGTATGTGCGATACCTATGCCTTTCCGTTTCTTTGGTTTATCTTTTTACGATTTACTTGCAGATTTACAATTAGTAAAAACAACTATTCTTAGAAATACATTAGACAATATGTATTTTCAAAACAACGCAAGAACAGTTGTTGTTGATGGTCAAGCAAACTTAGATGATCTATTAACATCAAGAGCAGGGGGCATTGTCCGAGTTAAAAATCCTAATGCGGTAACACCACTTCAAACACCTAACTTCCTAAATGATGGTTTAGCTATGTTAGGCAAGATAGAAGAATTAAAAGAGCAACGATCTGGTGTACCAAAACAACATTTAGGATTAAACCCAGATACCATTAACAAATCACATACAACAGCAACATCAACAAATCAGATGATGCAAGCATCAACGCAACGTATTGAGTTAATAGCGAGAAACTTTGCCGAAGGTGTAAAAGATATATTCAAAAATATCTTTGCTATTGTATGCGAGTATCAAGATAAAGAACGCTTAATACGTCTTCGTGGTAACTTTGTTCCGATGAACCCTAGAGAATGGACAACCAAATATGATTGTACTGTTCAAGTAGGATTAGGAACAGGTAATCAAGATCAACGCCTCCAAGTATTACAACAGGTACTTAACGTACAAGAAAAATTAATACAGGCAGGCGGTATGGGAACTTTAGTGACTCCACAAAATATCTACAATACATTACAAAAATATTTAGAAAATGCAGGATATAAGGATGCGAGTCAGTTTTTTGTAAACCCTGCTACAGTTCCCCCGCAACCACCTCAACAAAAACAACCTGACCCCGCAATTCAATTAGCGGCACAGCAGGTTGAAATGCAACGACAAAAAGCAATGGCAGACATAGACATTAAAAATAAAAAATTACAATTAGATGAACAAAAACTAGCGGCTCAATTAATTAAAGATCAAAATGTTGAGAACATAGAAAAAGAAAAACTAGCATCTAAAATTATAGAACAAGGATTAAACTAATGGCTTTTACACCTTTCATGCAAAGCACAGAGGCACAAAGTATTATTGATAATTACTTAACGAACCCTACGTCTAATCAAAATACAGGTGTGTTTCGTAATCCACAATACGATCTTCGTACAGAACAAGGTTTACCTGCTGATGCACAATTTCCAAATCCACAAATAGATTTTTCCGCAGAAGAAACACCTACTGACCCTTGCCAAGAAGGATATATGTTAGTTGATGGAGTTTGTCAGCCAATAGAAACTTTTGGTCGTTCATCTTATGATGAAAAAAAAGATGATAATAACCAAGAAGAACGAAAATATATGTCTATTGAGGACATGAAAAATGCAAGTGATGAAGAATTTTTAGATTACTTAACAAGTGGGTTTTTAGGAAATAGTCTTTTAGGGTATTTACCAAGCAAAGGTACGCAAGTTACATTAAAAGGAACACCACCTAATATTTTATCTTTAGGGCTTGGTGTTTTAGGGTTAAATGATTCAGCACTACGAGAACGATTTATTATGGATGAGTTGACCAAACGAGGATATTTTACAGGTCAATTTGATAAAAATAAAAATCCTATATTTGACATTGGTAATAAAAATGTAAACACAAATGTTGGTGGAATAGAAAGTGCATTACCTCAAAATGTTCAAGGACAACCAGTAACAGATGTATATGGAGACACTTATCAGCAAATTGCTAACAATCAAGGAAACACAGGATACACATTTACAAGTGGTAATCCTCAAGATCAAGTAGGACAAGCAACACAATCTGGTGTTATTTACGGAGTAGGCAGGGGAGGTGGTCAATCTCCAAGTGGAACTGGTACACCTGTAAACTATAACCAAACAGGAAATCCGTTTTTGACACAACCACCACAAATGACAGACGCACAACAACAGTACATGGAAGATTACGATAAGTAATGGAATTAGAAAAAGAACAAAAAAGAGGTCATAGAGCTAAACAAATATTAGAAGATGAAATATTTGCAGAGGCAGTAAAAAGAGTTTCAGACGAGTTAGACTTAGAATGGATTAATTCGCCTGTAAGAGACACGGAAGGGCGAGAAAAAATTTACATGATGAAAAAAATGTTAAATGTCCTTTTGGTGCAACTACGATCTGTTATGGAAACAGGCAAACTGGCATCTAAACAGATCAATCAATAATCTTAAAAATAAGGAGTTACAATGGCAGACACGCCTTTACAGGAATCTGCTGTTTCAAAACCAACCTATAAAACAGATGAAACAGCAAAGGCATTCGCTACCCTTTTAAATAACGAGACTGCAAGGAACGAAGAGCCTAAAACAGAAGTATCGGAAACGAAGGAAAGTGATCTTGAAAAAGACAACACGGAACTTACGGCAGATGATATAGATGTAAACGACATAGTAGATAACGAAGAAACTATTTCAGACAGCGAAGAGACACTTTACGAAATTACTGTCAACGGACAGAAACAACAAGTTACCCTCGATGAGCTTATGAAAGGTTACTCTAGGGAATCAGACTATACCAAAAAAACAATGGAGCTAAGTGATAAGCGAAAAGAAATTGATAGCTTACAATCAGACTTAGCGAAAGAGTTAGACGCAGTCAAAAGTTCTCGTAGTCAATATGCGAAACAATTAGATGACTTAACGCAACAGTTAGGCACAAAAGAAGAAAAGATAGATTGGGATGCTTTATATCAAGAAGACCCTGCTGAGTATGTTCGCAAAAAAGCAGAGTCAGATAGACGTAAAGAAATGTTGCAACAAGCACAGCTTGAACAACAGCGTCTTCAAGAAGAACAACGAGCAGAGCAACAGAAAGTTTATGACGAGTACATTGCAAAAGAACGTAAAATTTTAGAAGAAAAATTACCAATTTATAAGAACAAAGAAAAAAGAGAAGCATTTGTTAAAAACTTAACAAACTTTGCTAAAGAAAATGGTTATACTGACCAAGAGATTGCTATGATGGTAGATCATCGTGCAGTTATGTTGTTAGCTAACGCTTACAAATACGATCAGTTAAAGAAAACCAAACTCTCTGGTAAAAAAGTAAATACTCCTCCTAAAATTGTTCGACCTAATGCGTCTAATGTGACGGAAGCATCTAATGATAAACAACGTATTGATCGCAGAATGAATAAACTGAAAAAATCTGGATCAGTTCGTGATGCACAATCGGTGTTAAAGGAACTGATGTTTAACGAATAGGAGATAACTATGGGTGTTCCAAGTAACACAGTAGAAACCTATGATCGTGTTGGTATAAGAGAAGACTTAGCTGATGTAATTTACAATATTGCACCAACTGAAACACCTTTTATTTCTAATGCGGCATCGGGTACTGCGGCTCAAACTTTACATGAGTGGCAAACAGATGGATTAGCGGCAGCGGCGGCTAATGCACAAAAAGAAGGCGATGACTACACACTAGGTAGCAGAGCCGCAACAACAAGACTAACTAACTATACACAAATTTCTGCTAAAACAGTAGGTGTGTCTGGTTCTGACCAAGCGGTAACTAACGCAGGTAGAGGAGACGAACTTGCTTACCAATTAGCAAAACTTGGTAAAGAGTTAAAAAGAGATATCGAACACGCAAACGTTGGTATCGAAAATGCAAAAGCGGCAGGTGCTTCTGGCACTGCTAGAGAAAGTGCATCAGTAGGCACATGGTATGGCGGTAATATCGCAGGTACATCTACTACTGCGGCTAACTTCTCTACTAATGGTTCTCCAAGTGCAAGCCCTGCGGGTACAGGTGCAACTGCAATCGCAGGTGGTACTAACAGAACTTTCACAGAGGCTTTGTTAAAAGCAGGACTTAAAAAGAGTTATGAGCTTGGTGGAAATCCAGACGTTGTATTAATGTCTGCATCTCACAAGCAATTAGCTTCTGCTTTCTCTGGAGTTGCAACAATGTATAAAAACGCTGATGACAAAACTGTTATCGGTGCAGTAGATGTGTATGTATCTGACTTTGGCGAAGTATCTTTCGTACCAGACAGATTACAAAATGCTAACAGAGTTGATATTTTGGAAATGGATAAGTGGGAAGTATCTTACCTAAGACCGTTCCAAACTAAAGACTTAGCGTCAAGCGGAGACAACGATAAGAAACTACTTTTAACTGAGTGGACTCTTACTGCAAGATCGCCAAACGCTAACTACGGAATATTTAACTTAACTGCATAATTTATTTGTAGACTAAGGATAGGGAGGGGATTGTCCCCTCCTTATTTTAACTTTTAGCCAAAGGATATAACAATGCGTGGAATGAAAAAAAGAGCAAAGAAAAAAAAGAAATTAGAAGTATTTGAACAAAGCAAAGCAAAAAAAAGAAAAAAGAAAAAGAAAAAATAATGTCAAAAAAACTTTGGATTGATAATGCTAATAGCACATCAACAATTAAAACAAAAATGCACATTGACGAGTCAGAAAACAAATATCATTTTGAGGATGTGCAAGACATCAATCCTATATTAGAAAAAAATAAATTTGAGGCTAATAACGACTTATATAAAGTTAGAGGAATGCAAGATGCAAAAATGTATAAAGTTGCATCTATCCCTTTAATTGTAGTTCAGCAATTAGCACAAAAAGGCATTATGACTAATGGTGGAAGAATTTTAGACAGAGATCGTTTTAAAAAATGGATGAACTCTACTGAGGCTAAACCATTTAGAATATATCAAGGAAATGTATAATGGCACTAGACACTTTTGCAAATTTAAAAACAACGATAGCGAGTTATCTCAATCGTGACGATTTAACTGCGTACATTCCTGATTTTATTTCTTTAACAGAAAAAAGATTGAATAGAGAATTGCGTGTTAGAGAAATGATTAACAGCGATACATCAATAACAACTGTATCGGGTACACAAAATTATACTGTACCAACAGGTTTTATTGAAGCAATAAGTGTCATTTATCAGAGTGATCCGTATATTACTTTACCTTTTATTAGTAATCACGATTTTTATAGAAACTACAACTCTAGTGTTACATCTGGTAATCCAACATTCTTTACGATTGTTGGCGATAAAATAAAACTAGGTGTAGCTCCCGATCAAGCAGTAACACTACAAATAGATTTTTACAAAACTGTCACTGCTTTATCTGATAGTAATACAACAAACGATATACTTACGAACTACCCAGAATTATATTTGTATGGTGCTTTAGCAGAATCATCGCCATTTCTTATGCAAGATGAAAGATTACAAACATGGGCTAGTTTGTATAAAGAAGCAGTAAACAAAGCAAACGAGTCATCATCTAAAGGGTCTTCATCAACACCATTATTAATGTCAGCAAGATCGGTGGTCTAAATGATTAAGTTTGGCGATTTGCAAGCTGATCTACCTACGTTTCAAAACACAGGTGCGATTAAGGTTGATAATGTTATTCCTTTAAAAGATGGCTACAAAAGTTTATCGGGCTTCCAAGCATTAAGTTCTACAGGGTTAAGTAATCCTGCTGTGGGTTTGTTTACATCATTCTCTAGTAGTGGCTCAACAAACTATGCAGGCGATAGAACAAAACTCTATCAAATGGATAGCAGTCTTGTTTTCCAAGATAAGTCTAAGTCTGGTGGATATAACAATTCTACTACAGAAAACGAAAGAGACTTTTGGGCATTTACACAGTTTGGTAGTAACATTATTGCAACTAACCACGCAGACAATATACAAAAGTTTGAAGAAGGGGTTGATAGTGCATTTAGTGATCTAGTATCATTAAAAGCTAAATACATTGCTGTTATAAGAGATTTTGTAGTAGCAGGATATACAACAGAGTCATCAACAGAATATAATCAACGAGTTAAGTGGTCTGGTATTAATAATAGTTCGCAGTGGACTCCAAGCCAATCAACACAGTCTGGTTTTCAAGACATTGTAGGTTCACATGGTAATTTACAAGCAGTTGTTGGTGGAGAGAGTTTTGGTATTATATTTTTTGAAAGAGCAATATACCGAATGGATTACGTTGGTACTCCTTTAGTATTTCAGTTTTCTAAAATAGCAGACAATGTAGGAGCATTTTCTCCTAAAAGTGTTGCTTCTTTTGGTAACATGATATTCTTTTTATCTCAAGATGGATTTTATAAATTAACAGGTGGACAACAGTTAGCACCAATAGGAAATGGTCGTATAGATAATTTCTTTTTTGATGATCTATCATCGAACTTAGATGGTATTTGTTCAGCAGTTGACCCCAACAATAGTGTTGTTGTTTGGTCATACAGAGGTAGTGGTTCAACAGGTACTTCTGACATCAATAACAAACTGTTAATTTATAATTATGCAGTTGATAAATGGAGTACGGGGTCTGGTATGGATTTACAATTTATATCGAGTGCCTCCCAAGAAGCATTTACAACATTAGAAAGTTTAGACGTATTAGGCGATTTAGATAATCTACCTAAATCTTTAGACTCATACTTTTATAAAGAAGGTATTGTTGGTCTTGCAGGTTTTGATTCAGACAATAAATTTGGAAAATTTATTGCGACATCATTATCCGCTACTGTAGATACAACGGAGTTTGAAGGAGCAGAAGGAAGACGATCTACGTTAATTAATTGCCGACCTATCGTTGATGGTACAACCAATACAACAGTCACAGTAACACCTATATCAAGGTCTTCACAGTTAGACACGATAAGTACAGGAAGTGCCGTATCAACAAGAGATAGTGGCGATTGTCCATTACGTTCTACATCACGCTATCATCGTTTACGAGTGTCCGTTAGTGGAAACTTTAATACAATGAGTGGCGTTGATATTGAGGCAAGACCCGAAGGCAAAAGATAATGGCTGACAACCAATTTCCCGTTGTTCCTTTATCCATGCCCGATCATGGTCAACATTTACGTCTTGTTTCAACAAGTTTAAATAATACGATTGAGGGTAAACTAAATAGTACAGGTACAATTACCTTAACAGCTAGTGCAACATCAACAACATTAACAGATGTTCGTATTGGTGGTAACTCTGTTATTTTATTTACTCCAACAACAGCAAATGGAGCTTCGGCTAACGCTAACCTTTATGTGTCAGCAAAAGCAGATGGTTCAGCAACACTAACTCATGCTAGTTCATCGAACACTGATCAAACTTTTGATTACGTTGTTATTGGATGATTACACAAGTACCTCGAGAAGATATTAACTATGTATGGGAACAGGTTGAGCCATTAATAGAAAGAGCTTTAGATGACTCGTACACAGCACGGGATGTGTTGGATGGTATTATTAGAAACAGTTTTCAATTATTTATTAGTTGGGAAAACGACAAAGTGGAATGTGCAGTTGTTACAGAGGTAGCAGACTATCCACGCAAACGTATCTTACGATATGTCCTCGCAGGAGGAAACAACTTGGAAAATTGGTTAGAGCCAATCCAAGAAAAAATAGAAGAATTTGCAACAAACAATTATTGCCAAGCTATTGAGGTAGCAGGGCGTAAAGGTTGGTTGCGTAAATTAAAAGGATTTGAACAAAAAATATACATAATGAGTAAACAACTATGAGTAAAGGTAGCAATCCAAGTAACGTAACAACAACAACAAGTGCAGAGCCAAGTGAATTTGTACGCCCATATTTATCACAGGCTTTCGATCAAGCTCAAAACTTGTTTGAGTCTAGTGTACCGAATTATTATCCTAATCAAACGTATGCTGATTTCTCCCCAGAAACACAAACAGCACAACAACTGGCAACATTACGAGCATTAAATAATCCGTTATTAGGTTCAGCACAGGGCGAAATAAATAATATATTACAAGGTAACTACCTATCGCCAACATCTAACCCATACTTACAGGGTTTATATAATCAAATGGCAGGCGATGTTACAGCAGGAGTACAATCACAATTTTCTAAAGCAGGAAGACTTGGTAGTGCCGCTAACCAACAAGTTCTAGCAGAAGAGTTAGGACAGTTAGCAAATCAAGTGTACGCACCTAACTATCAAATGGAAAGACAAAACATGATGGCGGCTACACAACTAGCTCCACAGCTCGCACAGGCTGACTATCAAGACATCCAAGCATTAGCAGGTGTTGGACAACAAAAAGAAAGTCAACAAATGGCACAAATACAAGATGCCATTAATCGTTTCGACTTTGAACAACAAAAACCATATTACAAACTTCGTGAGTATCTTGCGTCTATTGGTTCTCCTTACGCACAAACAGTTTCACAAACACAACCTGTATTTAAAAATCAAGCGGCAGGATTATTGGGAGGTGCAATGCAAGGGTATCAACTTGGTCAAAACTTTGGAATGGGTGGTCTTGGTGCTATTGGTGGCGGACTGCTTGGAGGGTTCTTTTAATGGTGCAAGCAATCAAAGGTTTTCCATTTTTAACACAAATACAATCTAATCAAGCAAACCAATTACCAAAAGGATATTTTTCATTAGGTCAGCAAATGAACGCACAAAATCAAATGGGAATGGCAAATAGAAAACCAACTACACCCCCTAATTATAGAAACAATTTATTAGAGTATATTCTATCGCCTAAAGGACAAGGGATGGCTCAAGGTTTATTAGAGGCTAGTGGGTATTCAACAAGACCTGTTTCTTTTGGCGAAGCATTAGCTAGAGGTATGGGTCGTTCAACAGAGGCACAACGATACGAAGACCAAATAGCATTTAGAAATAAACAATATGAGGAAGAAAAAGCATTTAGAGATCAACAAACTGCTTTCCAAAACCTTATGGCAGAAAAAACATTTGGTTTAGAAAAAGATAAATTTTTATCTAGTGAAGAATTAGAACTAAAAAAAATAGGTTTAACAGAAGAGCAAATTAAAAATGCTAAACAAAACAACATAGATTTATTAGCTTTTAAAAATAGAAAATTAACATCTGATGAAAAATTAGCTCTTAAAGGATTAGGTTTACAAGAAGAATCTATAAATAATTTAGAAAATTATCGAACTAAATCATTAGAGTTCCAAGATAGAAAACTTACATCTGATGAAAACCTAGCACTTAAAAAACTTGGTATAGATGAAAAGCAATTAGCACTTAATGAGACTAGCATTGATAATGCTTGGAAGTTAGGAATGGAAAATATTGGTTTAAGAGAGCAAGAAATCAATAATATAGCTGAATTTAGAAGTAATACACTTGCTTTAGATAAAGACAAATTAGATTTTTCTAAAATGAAATTTGATAAAGATACTGAATTAACACTAAAAAAATTAGGTCTAACGGAAAAGCAAATTAACAATGCACAAGAGTACAATGCTGAAAGAATAAGACTAGAAGAAAAAGGTTTAGATATTAAAAAAATTGTAGCAGATGCAAATATGATTAGAGCTAATGCTATTGATAATAGAACATCTAAACAAAAAGAACTAGATGAATACGCTACATTATTTGGTTTAAGTAAAAATAGTGATGAGTTCAAAGAAATCTTTGCAAAAGTTATGACTAAACCAAATACAGTCTTCAACATGGGTGACAAAAAAACTTTAGCAAAAGCAGAAAGTGCATTAACTTTAGTAGAAAAAGATTACAATAAATTTTCTAACGCATCATCTAATAAAACAGCAATAGCACAAATGAGATCAGCAAGTGATACATTTAAAACAGGTGCATTTGCAGATACAAGAATGTTTGTAGGACAAGTAGCAGACTTAATTGGTTTAGATGAAGCTACTAAAAGTGAAATTCTTAATCCTAGTTCGGGAGAAGCATTTAAGTCAGCACAAAATAAATTAGTAAGACAACTTGCTAATGGATTACAAAATCTTAACAAAGCTGAATTAAAAATGTTGCAAGACAATTATCCTAAAGTTTCTAATACAAGAGAAGGTAATAATTTAATGTTTGATATTTTTGAAAAAGAATATGAGGCACAAGAGCAAATACTGGCGGCAATAGAAAATTATTATTCTAGCGATCAAACACTCAAAGAATATGGCGATGTAAAAAGAGAAATTTTAGATAATTATAATAAAGAAGTTAAAGGTATGCTTAATGAGTATACAGGTAGTTTAGATAATTTTAATAAACTTATGATGGATAATGTTGGTAAAACTGGAAAAGGAATATCTGTAAGTAATCAAGTTGTAGATGTTTCAATAGAAAAAACTGATGAATTTATTGGTCTGAACGAAAATGGAATGCCAACATTTAAAAAGAAAAATGGCACTCAATACACAATAGCAGATTCAGAATAATGGTACAAATAATAGCTCCAACAAATCCTGTTGAACAAAAACAAGATAAGTATAGCCCTAATTTTGCATCTTTAGTCATGGGTACACCAAGCCTAATGACAAATGAAAGCGAAAAACAACGTAAAAATAAAATGCGTAATGATGAAGCTATGCAATTTTTACAAGGAGATTTTGCAGTAGGAGAAGATTTAACTGACGCTTGGTTTAAATTTGATCTTGCAAAAAGCAAAACACTTACAGCAAAACAACAAAAGTTTGTAAATAAATATCCTAATGGAGTTTTAACACAAATTACTTTACCTTCTACTAATGAAGTTAAATTAGTTTACAAAAAAGAACCAACCGATAAATTTCGTTTTTTAGATATAGGTGTTAACTACCCAGAAATTATGGGTGCTGTTGCATCAGGAGAAATGATCGGTGGTATTCTTGGTTCACGATTTGGAATTGGTGGAACAGGGGTAGGAACTGCTGTTGGTTCTTTAGCAGAAACAGGTTTAGAAAATATAAGAGGATATAACGTTCCTACTTTGAAAGAAGAAGGAATAGAAGCGGCTAAAGAAGGTGGTATTGCGGCTGTATTTGATGCAGGTACGAGAGGTGCAATTAAAACTTTTAAAGCACTAGCTAGTGGTGGAATATCAAAAACAATAAACACCGAAGATTTTGCAGATAACATTTCAAAGTTTGCACAAGATGAATTTTTAAAACCATTAGCAATAGGTCAGCTTGCAAAAAGACCTGTAATCTTTTCTACTTTTACACAAGTAGGACAAACAGGCGAAGTTGTAGGCAACCTTACAAAACAACAAGTATTATCTTTAAAAAATTCTATTGGTAAAATAACTGATGATTTTAACCCAAATGACTTTTCCGAAGTAGAATTAGATGCAATATTAAAATTACAACAAGATGATTTGTTAAAACAAGTTACATCTAAATTTAAAACTGGAACATTATCAGAATCTTTTGAAAATAGTAATTCTGCTTTATCTAAAGGAATAGAAAACTGGAAAGAACTATCAAGAGTAAAAAGAAATAAACTTTACGATACTGCTATTAATAGTAGTGATGACTTCTCTTTTGATTTGTCTGATATGCAAAATGTAGCAAAGCAAATGCAAAGAGCTATTATTATGAAACAAAAACCATCGTTTCAAAGTAAAGTTGTTGGCACAGGCTTAACAGATGAAGGTGTAGAAAAAGCAATTACAAAATCACAAAAACTACCAGATAAATATAAAGACGTACAAAGCATACCGAAAGAAATACAAGATGAAATTGATTTAATATTAAGTTTAGACCCATCAGTCGCTAAGATACAATATAAAGGGCAAACATTTCAACCTTTTGAACAAATGAAAGCATTGCGTACTCGTTTGTTTAATTTGCAACAATCAGATAATAAAAATGTTTCAAGGCTAGCAAGTGATCTTTATAATTCTTTAAAAGGTGTAATGGATAATCCATTAACAGGTAGTGAAGATGCTTTAGAATTATATAAACAAGCATCAGCTTTTAATTTGTATAGAGAAACAACATTAAAAGTACCTATAATATCTAAAATATTAAAAAGTTCTAACCCAGAAGATGTAGTTAAAAATAACTTTAGTAATACACAACCATCAGAAGTAAAACTTATTAAAAGTTTAGTTTCTCCAGAAAAATTTGACACATTAAAAAATGCGTATGTGTATCAAATGTTGAACGATACAACGTCTTTAAACAAGTTTATCAAAAACATAGAATTAAACAAAAATACAACAAAATTAATATTTAATGACGATCAAATAAAATCATTACAACAATATCATAAATCAATATCTAAACTAGATAGTTCCAAACTATCTCAAGCAGTTAGTAAAGATGTAAGCAATTTTGAAAGAATGGTTTTAATATCTAATGAAGGTTATGATTCTTTAAAAACGTTAATACAAAATCAAGGTGGCAAAAATTCTAAATTTATTCAATCTTTAAAAGCAGGAATGTATAAAAAGATTTTAGATGATGCAACTGTGCAAGACCCTAAAGGTGGTACAGAGTTTATTGATTTAGGTAAACTGTATGCAGGTATGGACAAAATTTACAAAAACAAAAATATTATGGAATTAGTTTTTAGCCCAGAAGATGTTGCTAAGTTAGAAAATTATGGATTATATGCAAGGTTAGTTGATAGATCATCCGATGTTGGTGGTCAAATACAAATTGGAGAATTGGCTAGTTCATTAGCAACCCCTTTAAAACCTGCTAAATTTACAGGTGCTTTAATTAAAATAGGACAAAATGATTTTATCGCTAAAATATTATCACAACCTTACAAAGCATCTAGCAAAGAAGCCTATAAGAAAAGTAATTTTTTAAATGAAAACAGACTGAAAGAATTGTCTATTTTAATCAATAGAACAAATCAACAACTTAACGATGAGGATAGAAAAAAACGAGTTTTATTCAACCCACGAATAAATCAAATTGGAGCAATTAAATGACAATAAGTAACTTTAGTACAACAGCAAGCAATAACACCACTATTAATGGTGTCTCTATTGCAGAGGGTATGTCTCCTAGTGACGTTAATAACGCACTTAGAGAATATTCGAAAGATTTAAGAACTGTTTGGAATGACAAAGAATGGTTTTTACTTGGTAGTGGAGATCAAACTGTAACGTATACTAGAGCTTCGTCTACAAGTGTTACGATCAATGCTGATGTGTCTTCTACTTATCATGTTGGTCGTAGAGTGAAAGTTGTTGGTACAGCGACAGGCACAAAGTATGGTAAGATTGCTACGTCTTCTTATTCTTCTCCGAATACAACAGTTACATTTACTTTTGATAGTGGGTCTATAAACTCTGGCGATACAACTGTATCAGTATTTGTTGGTAGTGTATTTAATAACCCTAGTGTACCTGTTATAGACACAGACGCTATGACAGAGGATAGTGCAATACTTCCTCCTTCACAACAATCAGTAAAAGCATTTGTAACATCTGGTACTGTTACAATGACTAATAAAACTTTAACAAGTCCAACATTAACAAGTCCAGTTCTTAATACATCATTATCTGGTACAGCTTTCAAAGATGAAGATGATATGTCATCAGATAGTGCTACTGCTGTTGCTTCTCAACAATCTATTAAGGCTTATGTTGATAGTCAAGTAACAGCACAAGATTTAGATTTTGCAGGAGATAGTGGAACAGGTGCAGTAGATTTAGACTCACAAACTTTTACAATCGCAAGTGGCGAAGGTATTGATACTTCTGCATCAAATCAAACTTTAACAATTTCAGGAGAAGATGCTACAACAAGTAATAAGGGTATCGCTAGTTTTCATTCTGATAATTTTGCTGTATCTTCTGGTGCAGTAACAATTAAAGATGGTGGAGTGGCTAATGCTGAATTAGCTAACTCATCTATAACTGTTACTGATGGCTCTAACTCTACTGCTACTGCTCTTGGTGGTACAATCACTTATGCGGCAGGCGAAGGTTTAGATGTAGCAGAGTCTAGTGGAACAATCACATACTCTGGCGAAGACGCAACTACATCCAATAAAGGTGTAGCATCATTCTCTAGTTCTAATTTTGATGTTTCCTCTGGTGCAGTTTCTATTAAAACAGCAGGTGTTGGTAATACAGCAGTTGCGACAGGAATTGCGGCTACAAAAATTGCAGATGGTTCAATAACTAATGCAGAATTTCAATATATTGGTGGATTAACAAGTGATGCACAAACGCAATTAGATGCAAAATTAGTAAAAGCATCTAACTTATCAGATGTTGCATCAGCTTCTACATCAAGAACAAATTTAGGATTAGGTTCTATTGCAACACAAAACTCTGCGTCTGTTTCTATTACTGGTGGTAGCATAACAGGTTTATCAACTCCTAGTAATAACAGCGATGCAGTAAACAAAAGCTATGTTGATGATGCAGTTGCAGGATTAAGAACAAGAACTATTGCTGAATGTGCTTCAACAGCCAATGTAAATATTTCAAATGGTTTAGAAGCAGGAGACAGTATTGATGGTGTGACTTTGGTTGCAGGCGATAGAGTATTATTAAAAGATCAATCTACCGCAACAGAGAATGGATTATACTTGGCAGTATCAAGTGGTGCGGCTAGTCGTGACCCAGAGCATAACACAATCGCAGAATTATCTGGTGGTATGGTTGTTGTTAATCAAGGTTCAGCTAATGATAATAAAATTTTCTTATGTACGACTGATAGTGATGGTTCATTAGGTTCTACAAATATTACCTATACGCAAGTCACTCCTAGCAACACAGGCACAGTGACTTCAATAGGAGTTACACAATCTGGTTCAGAGTTTACAATAAGCGGAACACCTGTCACATCAGCAGGAAACATAACGATTGATGTAAATAGAATTTCAGCAACTAAAATTGGAGCTAATACTAATATTAGTGATACTGAATATGGTTACTTGAACGGAGTAACATCAAATATACAAACGCAACTAGACAATTCAGCATCATTGGGTGACGCTATAAGTTTTGCAGTTGCTCTAGGCAGTTAAGGAGAGAAATACATGGCTAATAATTTTTCAGATGCTAGTGCTACAATTTCAAATGCTTCTTTAACCGATATATTTACTGCATCTAATAAGTCTATGGTAATAGCAGGTACTCTGTCTAATACTGGCTCTAGTTCAATAAATGTAACGATAAAGAAATATGACAATTCAGCAACAGCAACTTTTACAATAATTAAAGATGCACCTTTGCCTGTTGGAAGTAGTTTAGAAGTTCCAAAGATCGTTCTAAATACATCTGATAAGGTACAAGCACAATCTAGCAGTTCAAGTGGAACATTAGATGTAGCATTACAACTTTTAACAGACGTAGCATAATATGGGATATTTAGGCGTACCACCTCAAAGTGGATTTATAACAACAGCAAAACAAAGAGTTACAGGTTCTACTAATAACTATGTAGACTTAGATCATTCAATAGGAGATTTAAGTTCTGTTATAGTTTGGGTAAACTCGGTCAAACAAGACAGCACAAACTTAACGCTTACTACTTCTACAAGAATTACATTAGGCGATACATTAACAGCTAGTGACGTTGTAGAGATTGCTTATCTAGGAAAAGCAGTAGCTACACAAACGCCAGACACAGGCACAGTTACAAATGATATGCTCGCAGGTAGCATAGCAAACTCTAAACTTGCTAGTCCTTTTAACCCTGACCAAGCACAAACATTTAATGAAAGTGGTGCGGCTGTAGATTTTAGAGTTGAGTCTGATGGAAATGAAAATGCTTTTTTTGTTGATGGCTCTACAAATAGAGTCGGCTTTGGTACAGCAACACCAGAAACAGAAATGCACATTAAATCTACAAGTGGGGAATGTGAATTAAGAATGACTGCTGGAAGTACATCTGACGCAAGACTAAGATTTGGAGATACTGATGATACTGATAAAGGTTATATTGGGTATAGTAGACATACTGGTATAATGACTTTTAGTACAGATAATACGGGTGGTGCTGATATGCAAATACTTGCTGCTAGTGCTGTTAAATGCAATAGCAGATTAATTATAGATAATGAACAGTCATCAAGCTACAAACTTAACATTGAAGGTGGCTTCAGTAATGAAGCAGGAATTTTAATTAATGACAAAGATAATGCGGCAGATGGAACAGCATTTATTTTTACAAGAAATAGTGCAAACACTACTTTAGGTAGAATTATAAGAAACGGAAGTAACGACTCTGTTTTATATCAAACATCTTCAGATTACAGAATGAAAGAAAATGTTGAAGATTTAACAGGTGGAATAGAATCCGTTAAATTATTATCACCAAAAAAATTCAACTGGAAAAGTAATCCAGAAGGCGATAAAGTTTCAGGATTTATCGCACATGAATTACAAGAAGTAGTTCCAGAAAGTGTATCAGGAACTAAAGATGCACTAATGAAAGATAGTGATGGTAATATAAAATTAGATAAAGATGGTAATCAGGTTATAGATGCACAAGGAGTTGATGCAAGTAAACTTGTTCCACTTTTGACAAGTGCATTACAAGAAGCAATAACAAAAATAGAAACTTTAGAAACAGAAATGACTGCTCTTAAAGCAAGAGTTAAAACATTGGAGGAAGCATAATGCCTTTTACAACTTTAGATTTATCAAAACAATCAGGTACATCACTTCCTAGTTCTATTACTTCGGCTAGTGGATTGTCTTTAGGAAAAGTAGGTCAAGTAGTACAAAATGTTATTACTTCTGGTAATACAGCTTCTTCATCTACTTCATTTGCCGCTACAAGTCATTTAGTAGCAATAACTCCAAGTGCAACATCTTCTAATATTCTTCTCAGTTTTAGTTTTCATCAAGGCACACAAACAAACAATCGTTTTCCTAAATTTAGAATTTACAGGGATATTGGTGGAGCAGGTTATAGTCATTTAACTAATGGTGTTGATGGAGAACCACATGAACAAGGTGGAACATATCAAAATGCAGGTGGACAAGTAACCACTCAATGTAGTTTAGATTTTTATGATGATCCAAACACCACCTCAGAATGCACATATAAAGTTTATATGGCTATGCAAGACACTACTGGAACAGTAAATATTTATGGCGAAGCAGGTATTTATGGTTATCACACAGCATCGGAGATACTCGCATGATTACAGATTTAGAAAAATTTAGAATAGCAGTTGAAACATTAAAAGCAAATGCAACTTTTACTTTAAACTATACTAATGAAACTGAAATGTCAGAAACATTATTTAATAATATTGAATGGGTTACAGGCGATAATAATGGAACTGCAATTACTACTAAAACTAATCCTCATTCAGAATTAACATGGACAAAAGTAAAAGCAGAAATGGATAAATTATGAGTTACTTAGGCAATAGTCCAAACATAGGCACAAAAAAATTATTAAGTTTATCTGGTAGCA